TCTTCACCGAGGCGATCGACGCCCGCGAGCAGGCCCCGTCCGAGCCCGACCGCCCGCGCAGCCGGGCCGGGCGCTACCTGCGCGGGCCCCAGTGACCGCGCCCGACCGCCCCCAGGGGGCCCAGCCCGCCATGCCCACCACGATCGCGCCCCCGGCGCAGGAAGTCACCGCCATGACCCGCATCGAGCGCCGCACCGCGGTCAAGCTCACCGCCTCCGACCCGGCCCTGCTCGCGTTCTTCGTGGCCGGTGTCTTCGTCCTCGGCGTGCTGGCCGCGCTCGGCGCCGTCGGCCTCGGCTGGCTGATCGTGGACGGGATCGTCTGGCTCGGCCTCGGGGGCGGCCTCGTGGTCGACACCCACCGCTACCACCGGCGCGTGGTCGCGGCCCGCCGGTACGCACACGTCCTGCAGTAAGACCCATCCGGAGCGACCCGGCCACGCCACTCCCTGCGGGGATCGGCCGGGCACGCCCCACGACCCAGGAGTTCCCCATGAACAACACGTCCACCCGCTACGCGATCCGGCACGGCGACGTCCTGCTCTCCGTGCCCGCCATGCACCCGGCCACCCCGCGCTCGGTCCGGATCGAGATCCTCGAGCTGGTCCTGCGTCGCCAGTGGGGCGAGGCCCACGACCTGGCGAAGTCCACCGCCGACGCCCTGGACGGCCGCGAGCCGCTGCTGGCCAAGATGCGCTCCCTGATGGGGCCCAGCAAGAACTCGTGGGAGCTGGGGGCCGCGGCATGAGCCGCCCGAACCCGGACGAGCCGGACCCGCTCACCTGCTACTTCCCGCCGTGCAGCCGCCTGCGCACCCGGGCGGTGCACTCGTCCTCGCTCTACTGCTCCGAGGTGTGCGAGATCGCGGACGCCCAGATCAACACGCTCCGCGCCGAGGTCACCCGGCTGCGCATCCAGCTGAACGGGACGGTGCGGTGATGACCCGCTGGCGCCCGATTCCGGGCTGGCCCGGCTACGAGGTGTCCCTCGACGGCCGCGTGCGCAGCCTGGACCGCGTGGTGGTCGACCGGCGCGGAGTCCGGCGGCACCTGCGCGGGGTCGAGCTGGCCCCCACCCGCGGGCAGGTCTACCTCTCCTGCTGGGGCTACGGGCGCACCATCACGGTGTCCTGGCTGGTGGGCGCCGCCTGGGGTCACGCCCTGGTCCGCGTGCCAGAACCGGCCCCACGCCGGGAACGCCCCAGCCGTCGCCACCCCACCACCCGCTGCACCCCGACCAAGGTCCTGGAGAACGCATGAGCACCCTTCCGATCGAGCCCACCTCCGAGCGGGCCCGCGCGGTCGGCATCAAGAACAACTTCTGGCCCTACGGCCCGAACGTCCCCGAGCACGTCCAGATGCGCGCGGATCTGGTGAACTGGGCCGAGCGCGAGGGCCTGGTGGTCGCCGAGCCGAGTAGGCGGTGCCTGCACTGGCTGGTCGGCGAGTACCGCCGGTGCGTCGCTCTGGACTACGGCGACCGGCGGCACTACTACGCCACGGACACCACGCTCGACCACGCCACGTTCTGGACCCGGAACGGGAAGCCCGCGCTCGTACTGGCACAGGTCTACAACGTGCTCGAAGTGGCGGTCGCCGAGATCACTGAGAAGTGGCCTGTCGACATCACGACCGGCCCGGCCCCGTGGTACGGGTTCGCCACCACGGGGGTCTTCATCACCCCGAGGAACACCTGACCGAACACCCCGCGAACGCCCCGTCGCACCCCGACGGGGCTTTCGCACGTCCAGGAAGGCTCCCCGTGAACCTCCGTCACCTGGCTGTCGCCGCCCTGCTCGGTGCTGCGCTGGCCGCCTGCACAACCCCCGCCCCGCCCGCGATCGAGCCCGAGGTCGGCGACCCCGCGTTCGACACCTCGTACGACGTCACCACCCCGGAGACCCCCGTGATCGAGCAGTCCGGTACGCACACCTTCTCGTCCGGCTCCACGTTGCGGGTGACCTCGCGCCCGTACGAGTGGCCCGCGCGGATCAGCGGCTACCCGAGCGACCCGGAGCAGCGGGCGAAGCGGTACGTGATGGTCACCATCGAGTTCACCAACGCCAACCCGGAGCCGCGGGCCACCGCCGCGATGCTGATGGGCGGGTTCACCGAGACCGGCGCAGCGTGGGAGTGGACGCTGGGTGCGGACGACGTGCGGTATGCCGGCGGCCCGGTCCGGCCGGGCGCCACCGGCGTGAGCGACTGGGTGCTCGCGGCACCGGAGACCGAGCCGAACGCGACCCAGCTCTACGCCACGCTGTACGAGCCCTGGCCCGACGGCACGGCGATGTTCGACAACACCCCGGAGACCGTGGAGCTGCACATCGACACGACCCGGTTCTGACCCGGGTTCGACCACGGCCCGTACAGCGCGCCCTCAGAGGCCCTGTGCGGGCCGTTCGTCGTCCCGCTGCAGTGGCACCAGCCGGTCGGGCACGAGGCGTCTGCGCTTCTCCGCCGCTGCGTAGCTCCCCAGGGCGTCGCGCAGCTTGGCCACGGTGGTGGCCCCCGCGAGCGCGGCCTGGAGCTGGTCGAGAGGGTCCGGCTCGGGCGGGGGCGGGGTGTGCGCAGCGACCGCGGCCTGCACCGCTGGGGCGTCCACGTCCAGCTCGACTCCCGTCTCCGGGTCGGTGACGATGAGCAGCCCCTCAGCGGCCCCGGGTTCCCACGCGTCAGTCAGCGCCACTGGGCGTCCGACGCGGGCCCCGATCTCCTCGGCAAGCGCTACCAGGTCCACGTCTCGCCTGTTGAGCTTGTACACGCTTTCCTCCTAGGACCTCGGAGCGGGGACGACCACGATCTTCCGGCGGGCGTAGCTGACCGTGCCCGCACCGGTGATCCGCCGCACCATGATCCGGGCGTTGTAGCTGTTCCCCGCCGTCAGTCCGGTGACCAGGGTGGTCCGCCCCGCGTCCAGGGCCATGTTCCCGCCGCAATAGACCATGTCGCTGTCGTTGGGGCCGTAGAACAACGTGCCGGAACCGACGGTGGTCCCGGTCCGGATCTCGAACGAGGCAGAGATGTCGGATCCGGACGGCGTGCCCAGACTGGCCGAGTGGTGCACCAACACCGCACCGGTGCTCGGAGCGGTGAACGCGATCCCGAGCGTGGTCCCGGCCACGTAGGTTCCGCTCGTGGTGGTCGACGCGGTGTCCGAGTGCGCGATCACTGCCTGCGAGTTTCCGTAGAGCGCGTACACAGTGTGCGTGTGGTTGCCCAGTGACACCGTGGTACTCGTGGTACCGGTGGGGATCCGGGCGATGTCCAGCGTCCCCGACTCGACGTCGGCCGCGTCGTGGGTGTGCGCCTCGGCCGCAGCCCCGACGTCGGCGGCGTCCAGCACCACGGCCCCGGTCTCGCCGTTCACCGACGTCACCGCGTCGCCCTCAGCCGGGTGCGTGTGCGTGGCCAGGCGGGCCATCACGGTGGACTGCAGGTCGTCCACGCGTCGGCGTTCGTCGCGCACCACCCGCTCGATGGTGTCGAAGCGACGGGTGTCGGTCGTCATGGCTTCATGATCCCCTAAACGAACTCGGTCCGGATCCGCGTGGTGCCCGACGCGTCCACGTCCACGGTCACCTTGGCCACGCGGTAGCTGCCGGTCTGGCGCCCGAGCCCCGCGTCGTAGGAGTAGGTCACGGTGTCGCCGGGGTCGAAGTCGCCGATGTCCGCGCCCGCCCGCGGCACGATGGTCACGCCCGGCTGGAAGAACACCCCGTCCCGGGCGTTCATGTACGCGTCGCCGTGCCCGGCCACCGTCTCCTCCACGGTGACGTTCTGGAAGTTCTCCGAGCCCCAGGAGCGCCCGTAGGTGGCCCGCAGCGCGGCGTTGGACCGCTCCGCGTAGGTCACGGTGTTGGTGCCGGTGTCGCTGGCCAGCGTGCCGGTGAACGACCCGTCGGTGACCAGGTCATCGGGCCCGACCGAGAGCGCGACCGACGCGGAGTCGATGTTCCGCTCGTCGAAGAACACCGACGCCGTGAGGTCGGCACCACGGGTCGGGTAGGACAGCACGAGCTCGCGGCTGGACGGGTCCACGTGCATGTCGAACCCGTCGATGACCGCGCCCAGCTCCTGCAACCGCTGCCCGATGTTGTGCAGCTCGTCGCGCAGGTAGGTGCGGTCGCGCTCGACCCCGGAGGCGCTGATCCCGGAGGTGTCGATGCCGTAGTTCCCGAACGCCTGCCCCTGCCAGTGGTCCACCAGGCTCTTGGCGATCGCGAACTGGTCCACCTGGCTGTAGGTCAGGTCGGTGGTCACGCCCATGCGCCAGGTGTAGCCGAGCAGGCCCGCGCACCCGAGCTGGACGGTCTGGTCCTGGATGCCGATGGTCTGGATCTCACCGGCCCACACCACGTCCGAGCCCCAGTAGATCCAGACCTCGGACGGGTGCGCGGCCAGGTCGGCCAGGCGCTCCTTCGCGGCGTCTGACAGCGTGCGGATCGGGACGCCCAGAGAGGCGCTCCCGGGCCGGTTCAGCTCGTGGGTGTAGGAGAGGCCCTCGAAGATGAGCCGGTCCACCTCGACCAGCGAGGGCGCCCCGGAGGAGGCCGGCACGCGCGCGACCAGCGTGGCCGCGAACACCTTCGGCCGCGCGACCGGGGTCGGCGTCTCGACCAGCTCATCCACCGGCGCGTCGGAGTAGAAGACGAACGCTGAGCTCGCGGTCCCGAAGGTCTCCCGCTGCCCGGCCGCTGTCGCCGTGATGGTGAGCGCCGCCTGCCCCTCACCGAACCCGGTGGGCTGGGTGACCTCCGCAGTCGCGGTGGAGGTGAAGACGAGCACCGCGCTTGCCGTGCCCTCGACCGGGCCGGTGCCCGCGCCGGAGGCGGTCGCGGAGAACCCGAGCACGGCGGAGCCGACGCCGACACGCTGTCCGTTCACCGAGCCGAGCGCGGTCGCGGTGAAGATGCGGAACGCCGAGCCCGAGCCGAAGGTCTCACGGAAGCCGATCGCCAGGGACGTGACGCCGCCGAGCGACCCCGCACCGGGCTGCCCGAGCACCTCACGGACGCCGACTGCGGCGGAGGTGACCCCGCCCAGTGGGGCGTCCGGGTCGCCGAGCACGGTGCGCAGCCCGACCGCGACCGCGGCCAGCCCGCCGAGCGTGGAACCGCCCGAGCCGAAGGTCTCCCGCTGCCCGTTGGCGGTCGCGGTGTGGGTCAGACCCGCGGACCCCGCCCCCGACGTCTCACGGACGCCCTGAGCGGCTGCTGAGAATGCCAGGGTCGCCTCTGCGGAGCCCTCCCCCACGTCGGGGATGCCGAGCGCCAGCACGTCCTCGACCTGCCCGCGGGCAGTGGTGTCGCTGCGGACGTCGCTGTTCTGCTCGACGTGCACCCAGTAGTGATCGCCCTGGGCTCGAGACCACTGGCCCTGGACGTTGCCGGTCGCGCCGAGCGCGGTGCCCACCACGCCGTCGTAGACCGCGACTCGGGCCGCAGCAGCGTTGACCACCACGTTGTCCCGCAGGTCCTGCGCGAGCCCCTGGGTGCGCTGCGAGGGCGACGACTGCCCCTCGCTCACGATGATGTCGTAGTCCGGGTCGGTCGAGTTGCCGTAGCCGTGGACCTGCACCACGGTCGTGTCCGCGACGGCCACGACCTCGTGCACGGACTGGAACGGGTTCACGCCGGTGTAGTTGGCCAGGTCCGAGACCCGGTTCCCGGACCCGTCGGTGGCCGCGTTGGCGTTGCGGTGCGTGGTGGAGAGCAGGAAGGCGCGGGAGTTGTTCTTGTTGAACAGCGACGCGGCCTCGGTGTGCGTGTGCAGGTCCGACTTCGGGTGCGGCGCCTCCACCACCATGTCGGTTCGACCGGGATCGAGACTCCACACGTAGAAGCCCCAGAACCGGGTGGACGGCGTCCGCTCGCGCAGGAACACGTGGTCCCGGCCGGTGGCGGTGTCGGAGAACTCCACCACGTCGTACTCGTACGGGTCCACCAGCGCAGCAGCGGCCACGTAGTCCCCGGCCGTCACCTCGCCGAACGCGGCGGCCAGGTCGGCGGCCTCGCCCGAGCTCGGCACGTCGTAGCTCTCGTCGCCGGTCGAGTTGATCCGGTTCGAGTAGACCTCGGCCACGACGTCGGCCAGCGTGCCGGACTCGCTGATCGGTCCGATCCGGCGGCCGGTGGCTGCGCCGGTGAAGCTGAGCGCGGCCGAGCCGGTGCCCTCGACGGTCGCGCCGCCGCTCCCGAACGCCCACGCGAACGTGGCCTCCACGAGCGTGGTGCCGTCGGCGGTCATGACCGGCACCGCTCCGTCGCCGAACCGGATGAACGCACGCTTGGCCGGTGCGGTTCCCGAGGTCAGGTTCGACCCGGCGGGCCAGTGCACGATCACGCCGTGGTCCGCATCGCCCAAGAACCGGGCGACGATCGTCGGCGTGCCGGGCAACGTATCGGTGTCGATGCCCTGGACGCTGACGGTCTCGGTGAAGGCGGTGACGGTGCCGGTCAGACCGCCGTTGCCCTCAACGTCGTAGACCGTGAGCTGAGTGCCGCTGAGCCCGGCCAGGTAGGTGCCCAGCCGCCACGTGACGTTCTCGAACGTGACGCCCGGGACCGCCGCCGTGTCGTACTTCGAGCCAACCGTGCCCCCGGAGCAGGAGTCCGAGACCACCACCCCGTCGTAGGCGCCCCCGTACTCGGCCTCCTCGTCGGACCGGCGAACCACGGTGTGACCTGCGGCCTGGAGGAGCCCCTCCAGAACCAGGTCACCCGCCGTTCCGGCTGCCGAGTTGGCCATCACGAGCACGATCGTGGCCACGGCCTTGCGTCACCTGCTTTCGTGCTCGTGCGGTAGGAGGTCGGGTATCAGGACGCGACGCTCAGCGACACATCCAGGTCCCCGTCGGGGATGGTGAAGTTGTCGCCGGTGGTGACCGCGTTCGCGGTGATGGTCCCGGTCCACCCGCAGCTGCCCGAGGTGGACGCGGTCCACACCGAGAAGTGGGTGTAGTCCTCGGTGCCCGCGACGTTGGTCCACTGGATCGCACCGCTGTTGGCCATCGCGCCGCTGGCGGGGGTGGTCCAGGTGGCCTGCACCCGGTCGGTCTCGGTGGCCACGTTCGCGGTTCCCGCGGAGCCCGGGTCGCCGACGTGCAGCTGGATGTAGGAGTAGGTGGTACCGAGGTCAGTGAGGATCGAGTTCGCCTCGGCGGTGATCAGGCCGGTGGCCATCGGGGGTTCTCCTTACTGGTGGGGAGCGTGCTGGGGAGCGTGCTCGGGGGTCAGTCGCCGGTCTTCGGCTGGATGAACGTGTACGGGCCGATGCCGCCGACCTCCACATCGGACTTGAGCGGCTCGACGTCGAGCACCGGCACGTCCCCTCGCACGGCCTTCACGAGCCACGAGACGCGCGTGCCGTCGGGCATCCCACACGCGATACGGAAGCGCCCGTCGCGCGGGCGAGAGGCGGCCACCGGGGCGAGCAGGGTGTACTCCGGAGCCTCCGGTGCCTCGTCGTCACCCTCGTCGGACATATCGTCGTCCGGGAGCACGATCGAGACCTGCACGACCCGGTCCTCCTCGCGGGTCAGCGCCTCGAAGTAGGCCGGCAGCGTGACCGTGGCCCGTCCGTTCTTGAGCACGGCTTCGCCCCAGTACTCCACGCCACCGTGCGGGGACTCGGTGCAGCCGTGCACCAGGTGCCGGTCCGAGTCGGTCGGGTGGTCGATCACGAAGTTCTTCATGACCGTGTTCGAGGTCGCGTTCACGAACTGCACGACCGAGCCGTTCCACCAGAACCGCATGTAGGGCCCGCCGTTGTCCATCCCCACCCACGGCGACGAGTTCGTGGTCCGGCCGTTGATGGCCCCGCCGGACGCCGAGGTGTAGATCGTCCCGCTCGAGCCCATGTCCAGGTCGTTGCCGTTCATCTCGATGCCGCCGGAGCCGGTGACGTCGATGCTCGTGAACGACTTCGCGCCCATGTTGGTCGGCAGCCGAGCCGAGGAGAGCGTGCCGGTGGTGATGTCGCTGGCGCCGTGGGTGTGCACCGTGTCGGCCTTGTCGGCCAGTTCGCTGTCGACCTGCGACTTGGTGTAGTACCGGGCGTCGCCGCGAGCGTCGGTGTGGTACTGGGTGTGGTCGTCGTCGCCCAGCCCGGTCAGAGCCCCGTGGTCGGAGATGACGTCGGGGTTCAGCCGCGACAGCAGGCCCGCCTCGACGCGCTCGTCGGTGATCAGGTCGTTGATGATCGAGGTGGTGAGCGCCGGGACCGAGATCGAGGCCAGCAGGGCGTACGCCTCCCAGGCCGCGTCCGGCCCCGGAGCCGCCCCGCCGAGGTCCCCACGCCGGTACCCGAGCCGGGGCAGCCCCAGCGAGCCCGCGTCGTAGGTGTCGTCCCTGATCACCAGGTAGATCTCGTCGGTGCGGGCCTGCGAGGCGTCGGCTGCGGTGATGGTGACGTTCTGGTTAGCCACGTCCAGGCGCACCACGTAGGTGCCCTGCCCGCCGACCTGGCCCTCGACCACGTAGTAGTCGGCCTTCGCCGAGCCGGAGCCGACCTTCACGGTCATGTTCGGGCTGGACTGCGCGGTGACCTTGAAGGAGTCGGTGGGCTTGAGGTAGCCCGGGGTGAGGATCTGCGCGACGAACCGCGCCTCCTCGGCTGTGTAGTCACCCACGGCGTCGCCGGAGGCGTTCGTGCGACCGCCGATCGCGTTGACCGCGAACGTGGAGTCGACGTAGGTGGTGGTGGCCATCAGATCCCTTTCAGTCGAGCCACGTATCGCGCCAGGTCAGCGCGCAGACGGAGTTGGTCGCGGTCCCCTCGATCTCGTACCGCAGGGTGTTGGAGCCCGGGGCCAGCGCGAACGCCTCGCGCGGCAGTGCCCAGTCCCCGTACCGGCTCGCCCCGTCCAGGTGGATCACGAGCGCGTTCGACCCGGTGACCGCGGCCTCCATGTCGGCGTGGAGAACCTGGCCATCGACGATCTCCGCCGAGATGGTCAGCTCCTGATCGGTGGTCGTGTTGGTGAGCGTGACCGAGGTGATCGAGCCGCTGGAGTGGCCGTAGAACCGGATCAGCGGGAACGCGTCGGCGGTGCCGTCGTTCTGCGCGACGAACTCGATCTGCGTGCCGGTGGAGGTGAGGAAGTCCTCGTCGAACTCCAGCGGGAAGTCGATGCCCGAGGAGGTGGCCGAGTACACCGGGACGATGCCGGTGCGGACCCTGGTCGAGTACACCCGCGGGTCCACCGCGCGCAGCACCACCGGCGGGTAGCCGGACCGGCCGTAGCGGTCCCACGCCTCGTTGCGCACGAGCTGGACCGGCCGGCAGCGGATCAGCCGCTCGGGCTGGCCGGGGCGCTTGAACGTCAGGTCGAAGTCCGTGGACCGGGACGGGCGGAAGGACGAGCGCACGGCGGCCCAGGCGGACTCGTACGTGGTGCCGTCGCCGTCGCCCTGGTCCCAGGCCACGAGCTCGAACGCGACCGTGCGCGGCGCGACGTAGTCCAGGCCGCGGATGCCACCGTCCCCGCGCGGCTGATCGGAGTCCGAGGTGCGCATGTCGAACCCCTCGAACCCCTCCGCGGAGTTGACCAGGATCTCGCAGCCGTCCCCGAAGATCAGCCCGCGGTAGCTGTACTGCCCGTCGAGCAGCGCCATGGTCAGCCCACCCCCCGCATCGCCAGCGCGACGAACCGCCCGGTCTCGGCGGCCGAGCCCGAGGTCTGCTCCAGGTGCACGTGGACCTGCTCCACACCGCGCCGCTGGCCGCCTCCGCCGTTGGCGTCGAGCCAATCCACCAGGCGCTCGAACGCGGCCGTCTGGGACGGGCTCAGGACGCGCTCAGGACGCCCAGAAGCGTTGTGCGCGGTCATCCCGGATGGGAGCATCCCCCCGGTGTCGTAGGCCCAGTGCACGTGGTCCCAGTGGTTGGCCCGCGTGACACCCGTGTACATGTGCGGGCGGCCGTTCCAGATCTGGCCCCCACCCGCCGGGGAGAAGATCAGCTCCTTGGTGTTGGCGCCGAACGTGGCCTTGATCCAGTTGAAGACGTCCATCCGGGGCGGCACGTCGACCGCGCGGCCCTTGCCGTGGTAGCTCGGGTTACCGGTGGCGGTGATCGCGCCGGGGCGGAAGCCCGAGATCAGTGCGAGCCCCGGGAACGCACCGCGGAGCACGTTCATCTGCCACTGCCACCCGCCGGGGCCGGTACCGCCGCCGATGCCCCCGCCGAACAGCCCGGCCACGAACGACTTCGCCTTGTCGATGATCGCGTTCATGACCCGGACCGGCAGCTCGACCATGGCGTGCCGGACCCAGCCACCACCGGGCGTGCCGCGGCTGTCGCCCATGATCCCGGAGAACAGGCCCTTGACCGCGTCGATCGGGCCCTTGGTGAACAGGTCGGTGGCGAACGAGGTGATCCCGCCGACGATCCCGCCACCCGCGAACCGGCCTCGGGCGCCGGGCTTGCGGCCGGACGCGGCCCGGTTCGCGGCCAGGATGTTCTGCGGCCCGATCGCCTTGACCAGCTCGGGCACCAGCACGGCCTCGCCCGGCGACAGCAGCGCGGGCACGCTGTCGATCCCGGGCGCGTACCCGGGCAGCACCCCACCACCGGCCAGGCGGATCTCGTTCAGCTTGCCGAGCCCGAAGACGTCCGCGATGCCGTTCCAGACCGGCCGAATGCCGCGGTTGTAGACGACGTCGATGACCCACTGGACGGGCGCGCGGGCCGCTTCCCTGATCTGGTCCCACTTGGTACGGATCCAGTCCACGGTGCTGGTGAAGGCGTTGGAGATGCCCTGCAGGCCCGTCTTGAGCCCGTTGAACACCGGGTGCACGACGTTGTCGATGACCCACCGGATGCCGTTGCCCAGGGCGTCCCAGGCGGGCTTGATCAGCGAGTTCCAGACCCAGCCGAAGAAGTCGCCCACCGCCCGGAGCGCGATCTTCCAGCCCTCCCAGGACTGCTTGACCATGTCGATCACGAAGCGGATGCCGACCCCGAGCGCGTCCCAGGTCGGCCGGATGATCGCGTCCCAGACCCAGCGGAAGAAGTCGCCGACCGCCTGGAAGGCGACCTTGATCCCGTTGAACGCGGGGACCAGGATGTTCTGCCACAGCCAGGTCGTCGCCGCCGCGACCGCGTCCCAGGTCGGCCGGATGACGTTCGTCCAGACCGTCGAGAGGAACGCTCCGACCGCCTGGAACGCCGCCACGATGCCGTCGAAGGCGGGCTTGAGCGCGTTCTGCCACAGCCAGACGCCCGCCTCGCCGATCCACTTGAACACCGCGTCCACGATGGACCGGAAGGTCTCCGAGGTCTGGTACGCGGTGACCAGGGCCGTGACCAGCCCGACGAGGCCCGCGATGGCCAGGCCCCAGGGCGAGAGCGTGAACGCCAGCTGGAGCAGCTTCCACACCCCGATCAGGGTGTTGATCACCTTCACCGCGCCGAGCAGGCCGAGGAAGCCCGCCACGAGCGCGGGCAGCAGCGGGGCGATGACCTGCAGGCCCACGGCGATCCCGGCCAAGGCGGGGGCCAGGCTGGTGGCGAACGCCTGCACCAGCTCGCCCACCACCGGCAGGAGGATCTTGAAGATGTCCCCGAGGGAGATCCAGATCGACTTGAACGTCTCCGCGTGCGGGGCCAGCACGTCAAGCATGCCGACGAACCCGTCCGAGACCGCGGTGATGAAGTAGGCGACCCCCTCGGACACCGGGGCCATCTCCGCGCCGAACTGGACGAACCGGTCGAAAATCTTGACCATGCTGTCGCCGATGGCCTGCGTGATCGGCAGCGACGAGTCGAGCATGGTCTGCAGGTTCGTCTTGAACGCGTCGCTCTTGAACAGCTCACCGAACCGGCGGGCGGTATCGCCCATGATCTCGCCGGTCTTGCGCAGGTGCGTCTCGAAGGTCGGGAACAGCCCCTCGCTGTCCTTGAGCATCTGCGTCAGGCCGGGCAGGAACGAGTCCGCGGAGGCGGCCTTGAGCCGGTCCACCAGCGGGGCCATGCTGATCAGCTGCTTGACGAACTCGCGCTGGCTCGGGAGTAGCTTGGCCATCGCGTCGGCGTAGGCCGAGGTGGCCGCGGCCCCGGCCGAGGTGCCCTCGTTCGCGCTCGCCTGCGCGTCGGCCAGGCTCTCCAGGGCGTCGGTCACGGCCCGGTTCGCGTCCTGCTGCGCCTCGGCGGCGTCCTGGCGGGCGCGGGCGGTCGCGCGCTCGGCGTCGGCCATGCGCTCCTGGCCCTGAGTGACCGCCTCCGCGACCTTCTCCGCGGCCTCGGCGTTCGCCCGCGCCACCTCGCGCTGGGTCCGTGCGGCCTCCTCCTGGGCGTCGCGGACCTTCTCCTCGGCCTCGGACAGCTTCTCCCGTGCCGCCGTGACCTTGTCCGAGCCTTCGACGCCCTTGGCCTCGGCCTCGCGCAGCTCCGCGGTGTCGCGGGCGCGCTCGCGCTGCAGGTCCGACAGCCGCTCCTCGGCGACCGCGAGATCGTGCCGGGCGTCGCGCAGGTCCAGCGCGGAGGCGGAGGAGTCGGCTTCGGTCTCGGCCAGGCGCTCTCGGGCGCGCTCGACCGCGATCAGCGCGCCCTCCTCGTTCAGGGCGTAGTCGCTGACCTTCTCGGCCAGGTCCTCCAGCTGGCGCGCGGCCTCGGCTCGAGCGTCGGTGAGGCTCTCCTGGGCCCGGCGCTCGTCCTCCATCGCGTCCTGCACGCGCTCGGAGGCGTCGGCCATCTGCTCCGCGCCGCGCTCGGCGATCCGGGCCTGGTTCTCCTTCGCGTCCTCGATCGCGTCCGCCACGTCGCGGGCGGTGCGCGCCTCGTCCCGCATCGCGTCCTGCACGCGCTCGGCGCTGTCGCGCGCGACCCGGGCCGCGTTGCGGCGGGCGTCGTCCACGGCCTGCTGGGCGTCGCGGATCTGGCGGGCGTGCGCCTTGGCCGCCGACGCGCTGGCGGCTCCGGTCTTCGTGGCCGCCTTCTGGTCGGCCTGGTACCCCTTGAGCGCGTCCCCGACCCCGGAGAAGGCCCCGGCCAGCACGCCGCCGATCCCGGCCACCGAGGCGCCCAGGCCGGGCAGGGCCGCCAGCGCGGCACCGGCGGCACCGGCGGCGGAGGTGATGGCACCCAGCTTGGCGGCGACGCCGGCAGAGTTCAGCGTCACCCTGATGACGCCTTCGCCGATGATGAATGCCACCACCTACCTCCTCTCGACGAGACCGGGGTTCTCGCTCATGAACGCCGCCAGCGGGACCACCTTCTGGCCGCGATGCCCGCGCGCGGCGGGCTGTGCAGTTGTGCGGGGCGCGGGGCCGGTCCGTGGCTCCGGGTTCTGGGCTTCTCGCTGCGCCTCGACCCTCATGGCCATGACCCCGCCGTAGACCGACAGGCGCCACGCCATCCGGAAGAACCGCGGACCGTCCAGCGCGTAGATGTCGTCCACCCGGTGGTACCTGGAGAAATCCGACTCCAGGTCCGCCAGATGATCAAGCACCCACGCTACTTCCGCGATCCGCCGGAGCCGTTTCCCGAATCGGGCTGCTCCAGCGCGCCGAGGGTGAGCTTGGCCGCCTCATCGGAGATCGCGCTGAGGTCCTCGGGGGTGAGGTCCTCGAACTCGCTCAGGGCCTTGTAGCCCTTCTCGCCGAGGAGCTTCTCCAGGAGCATCATCTGTGCCATCTGCTCGCCGTGCTGGCGGGCGTCGGTGAGGTACTGCAGGGCCACGTGCACCCGCGGCTTGGCCGGGACCGAGTAGGTGGTCCCGTCCAGGGAGAACAGGGGCACCAGCTCCTCCTCAGCCCCGTCCTCCCGCTCGGTCGACTTGAGTTCGATCATGGTCAGCTAGCCACCTCGTTGGTCGGGTCCTCGTCGATGACGGTGAACGGCTTCACCGAGGAGGAGACGTAGTGGGCGGAGAAGGTCACCGGGAACACGGTCTGGCTGTCCTTCGTGTACGCCGTCTCGACGCCCGCGGTGGACAGGACCTTGCGCACGATCACCCGGCGCCGCTTGAGGTCGGGCGCGAACCCGTCCATGATCAGCGCCTTGTAGTCGGGCTGGGTGGCCGACGTGTCGTCGGTCGGGTTCAGGATCTTGACCCCGTCCACCGACAGGTCGACCTCGGCCTCGGCGTTCATCACCAGGGCCAGGTTCTCGAGCGTGGGCTCGGCCAGGTTCGTGGCGATGGTCAGGTCCCGCCGGGTGAGCCGACGACCCGGGACGTCCACGATCTGGTCGACCGCGAGCTCGCTGAACTCCTGGGCGATCGAGAGCGTGACGCCGTCGGTCGTGCCGCCCACGTCGCGCCAGGTGGGAGCGGCCGGGGTCTCGATGACGCCGGAGGCGGTGCTGGCGGGCGGGGCTGCGCCGAAATCGCCGACGTACAGCGTCCCGGGCCCCTGGATGAGGTTGGTGGTCGTAACCGCCATGATCTATCTCCTGTTCGGTCTACCGGCCGGGGCGCCGGTCAGCTCTTCTCGCTGTCGGGGGTCTGGGCCGCCTCGGAGCTGCCGTCCGCCGTGCTGGACAGCGCGCTCGTGGGCTCGGTCTGCGTGCGAGTCGCGCGAGCCACCCGACGCGCCCGGGTCCGGCGCTCGACCGGAGCCGTCGCCCGCCGGTCGCTGAGCACCAGCCCCTGCCGCTGCAGGTCGAGCAGCTCCGGGCCCTCGACCTCGTACTCGCGGTCGGGGTCCAGGCTGAGACGGATCTTGTGCTTGGCCATGTCAGGCCCCTTTCCGGACGAACTGCTCACGGGTCAGCGGCCACTGGACCGCGGCCAGCTGCGGATGGAGCCGGATCGGCAGGCACTGGTCAGCCGGGAACGAGTCGGGCACCTCACGCACCGGCGTGCCGGGCACCAGGTACTCCAGCTCGGCGCGGTTGTCGTGCCAGAGCACCCGCCCGTCGAGCGTGTAGAACTCGCGGGAGCGGGCGTGCCAGAGGCCGTAGCGGGTCATCACGCGCTCCCTCCGCGGATGTTGCGCCGCTGGTAGAGCGCCGGGCGCATGAACGGCTCGGCGGGCATGTTCTCGGTGCCGTACTCGACGAACTGCCAGTGGTCCGAGCCGACCACGACCTGGTTTCCGGCCGAGTCGACCCGGATCGAGCCGCGCATCTCGCCGGTGTCCACGGCCGCCATCCCGCGGGCGTCATCCGCGATCTCGTCCAGTACCCGGTCGCGAGCGCGGTCGGCCAGGCGCTCGATCTCGGCCAGGGCGCGGGGGTTGATCTGGAAGGTCACGGAGTCACCGTCCAAGCGATCACGAGGTCCAGCGCGACGCGCGCGAAGTTCGAGGCGTCGGACGGGATCCGGCGCGGCATCTGCGCCGGGTAGACCGACAGCAGCCGCGCGGAGTGGAACGCTTCGCCCGGGTCCACGGTCATCGGGTCGTGCCGGTAGCAGGCGCGCAGCAGCGCCGAGGCGAGGGCCGCAGCCTGGCCCCAGGGCGCGCGAGACGAGTTCGGGGTGTTGGCCCAGCAGTCGAAGGTCACGGCGCTCTCGTAGAGCGGCACGTGCACGTCGGAGCCGCCACCGACGGCGGTCACGGTGACGAACCCGGTCGTGGACCAGACCGACGGATCGGCCGGCAGCGAGGTGGCGACCTTCGTCGGGTCGATGTTCGCGTCGTCGGCACCGACCGCCTTCGCCCACGCGACGGCCACCTGCTCGGTGGACGGGTAGAGGCCCGTGGGCGCGCTCATCGCGGCCACCGGACGGCGAGCCGTGCATGCTCGATCACCGGCTCGCCTCCTTCACGTCAGCGGGTCGTTCGGGTCGTGCTCGGGTCTTGGCCGGTCAGCCGTTCACGGGCTGAGAGGTGGCCGCGACCCGTACTGCCGTCGCGCGGATGTCGGCTGCACCGACTGTCCACAGTGGATTGTACGTGGCGGTGATCAGGTAAACAGCCCCTGATCGTTCGTCCTCGCACCGGTCCTGCTCGGTGATGTCCGCGCCCGGCCGGAACCGGAGCGTGAACTGCTCGGTGACCCCGCCCTCGCGGGCATCGACGGAGCGCCCGGTGTTCTGCGCGTCGCGCCCCGCCGAGCCGGTCAGCCCGGACGACACGCCCGTCGCGACCGCCACCGGCACGCCCGTGGCCACGACGGCGCCCGCGGTCAGGTCGTCCACGACATCCCCGTAGGCATTGGTCGTGGTGCCGCGGTAGACGGTCACGGTGGCGTTGGGCACGAAGACGGTCATGACGGCCACAGCTCCCGGGGGAACTGGTGCCAGCCCATGGACTCGGACAGCGCCGGGTCGTCGGTCAGGAACGCGTCGTGCACGTCCTCGATGCACCGGAACCGCGCCACCCCGTCCGCGTCGCGCCGCAGCCGGATCGAGGTGCCGGGTCGACGCCACGACAGCTGCGCCAGCGCACGCCGGGCCAGCGGGGCCAGCACCAGCGCGTCCGGGTTCGCCACCGTGAACGAGAGTCCGTCCTGGTTGAGCTGGGACACGTCGGTGCGGGTGGGCACGTCGATCTGCCCGTGCATCCACGCCGCCTGGTACGCGCACGCCTGCCGCAGCAGCCGCCGGTCCCGCGTGGAGAGCTGCTCGGCGTCCACGTCCTCGGTGACGCCGGAGAACAGGTCCAGGACGCCCTGAGCCTGCGCGAGCGTGCCGGAGGAGACCGTCACCCCGGTCAGGGTCACGGTCTCCTCGACAGTCGCCCAGGGCATGCTCAGCGCCCGATCTGCTCAGGGTCGCGCGCCTCCGGGGAGCTCGCGCGCACGCACGGCACGACCCACGTCACCACCGCGGACACGCCATCGGCGTGCGGCTCCACGGACTTGACGCTGGCCTCGCCGACCGGCCGCAGGCCCGCGTTCATCGCCGCCGTGACGGCAGCGGTGTCCGGGCCGGGAGCCACGTCGTTGTTCGGACCGATCGGCTTGACCACGACCGGGTACTCGAACTGGTCGGTGGCCCGGACCTTCGGCTTCTCGCCGGGGACCATGCCGATCTTCTCGGAGTCGGCCTTGAACGTGACCTCCGCACCCACAAGCTCGCCGAGGTCCTGGCCCCCGCCGGTCGGGGCCGGGGTCGGCTCGACGTTGCGGGCGTCCTTCGGGTCCTCGTACGGGTTCGGGCCGGCGGCCTGGTGCGCCTTCTCCACCGCCTCCACGTTCTCGCGGGAGTCGACGCGCTCGGTCTTGTTCTGGGCCGTCTTGCGGGTCCTGGGAGCCATCTGTGGCCCCTCCTCTCGGTTCGAGGTTGATCCCGGCCGCTGAACGGATCGGGGGCCGCTCAGCGGCCGGGATCAGGTGGAGGGGAGCGTCAGCTGGCGGTGATCCGCACGACGTGGAACGCGTTCTCGTTGCCGACCGCGAAGCCACGCCGGGTACGGACCTTGAGCAGCGCCTCGTCGGTGAGGAACGCCGCGCCCGAGTCGGCCGGGGAGAGCATGTACTCCGGACCCGACCGGTCGCCCAGGATCAGCAGCTGCCGGTTGCCCACGACCAGGAGCGGGTCACCGGTGGGCGAGTCCGTCGCGGTGGCGTGGGTGCGGGCACCGAGCGACCAGCGGACCGGGATGCCGAACAGGCGCGGCTCGAGGCCGTCCACGATCACCACGTTGTCGTTCGCCGTCGCCAGGCCGCGCAGCAGGGCCTTGAACGCGGGGTGCGCGATCACGACCATGTCCTGCTCGGAGTAGAAGTTGCTCTCCTCCGCGCCGCCGACCGCCGCCTCCAGGTCCGCGAGCGCGAGCGCGCCGTCGGTCTCGGTGATGTTGGCGTTGGCGGTGTAGCCGGTGTCGGTGTTGTTCTGCGTCAGCGCGTAGAGCACCGAGTTGAACGGGACCGTGGTGCCGTTGGCGACCGCGGTGGTGCCCAGCGTGGCGTTGTCGAAGCCGATCGCGTAGCTGCGGGCCCAGTCCAGCTGCTTGGCCTGGATGATGTTCGCGACCTGCGCGGTGTCCTGCAGGTCCTCGTCCGCGACGCGCAGCACCTTGCCCAGCTTGCGGGCGCGCAGCACGACGTCGTCGTTCGCGGACTCGTCCTCGGGGTAGGCCGCGCCCTTGGCGATGGCGCCAGCGAAGGTCATACCGGCCATCCGGGGCACGGACTTGGTCTCCGACGCCATCGGCTCCCGGCGGGCCAGGGACTCGACGGCGGAACCGGCGGTGATCGCCCGGATGACCGGGCCGCCCTTCTCTTCCGGAATCCAGTCCTCGAACGTCGCGCGTGCCATGGGGTGCTCCTCGCACTGTGATGGGTGTGGGTCTCGCCCTGTCCCATCACGGCCCCGGGCTGCGGGACGGACCGGGAGCGTCACGCTCACGCGGTCGAACTGAGCACGATCTTACCCCGAAGTGCCCCCGAGCAGAGACGAACGCCGGTCGTCCATGTCGGATCGACCGGCGTTCGCTGGCCCAGGGAGCGCGCAGGGAGCGGACTAGGAGGTACCCGACGCCCTTCGATCCCCGGACGGGAGCCGTGCCCCCGGGGTGACGTTGACGCGCACCTGGGCCGTCTCAGCGCGCTCTCAGCGCCTGCCGGACAGCAGCTGAGCCGCGATCCGGTCCGCGGCCGAGCGCGGGGCCTGGCCCGACGCGTCGTCCCGGTTGCCCGCGTTCACGCGCGGCGGCCGACCGTTGCGCGAGGCCGGGGGCGCGAACAGGTCCGGCCAGTCGCGCCGGATCTCCTCCACCTGCTCGGTCAGGCCCTCGACCGCGCCCTCGTCGGTCACGTCGATGTCGTCCATGTCCAGCAGGCGCAGCACCCGGGCGAGCGCCTCGTCGCCGCCGGACTTCGGCAGGATCAGGCCCGCGTCCGCGAACGCCGCACGCGCCGCCTGCCGGACCACGACGGGCTTCCACTTCCCCGCGGCTGCGGTCTCGACCTCGGCGCGGATCTTCTCCGTGTCCTCTTCGGACGCCCCGTCCTGGGCCTGAGCGGGCCGCTGGCCGCCGCGCTTGAGCCTGCGCTCCGCCTGTCGGGCCTTGCGCAGTGCCTCGTTCAGGGCGTCGATGTCGGCCTGGGTGTAGGGCGTGCCGTCGGCCTTGGTCGCCGGACGGGGCTCGTCGTGCTCCTCCTCGTTCGCGTTCTCGTCCACCGTGCTGGTGTCCGTGCCCACATCGGTGTCGTCGTGCTCGTCGGGTCGGTCGTTCTCGGGCATTCGGGGTCCCCGATTTCTCTCGTGCCAGCCCGGCTACAGGGGAGCGGCCGGGGTCGTGCGCTACTGCGGGTCGCGGACCAGGTCGGCCAGGGTCTGCTGCAGGATCTGGTCCACCTGGTCGGTGCTCATCACGCCGGAGTTGACCGCGGACCCGAGCTGGTTCATCGCCTGGCCGATCCGGGTCAGCGCGTCGATCCGGGTGTCGATGTTGGGCTCCTGGCTGCCTTCGAGCCACCGCTGGACGAGCTCGGACGTGTACCCGGCCTCGGTCAGCGCCTGACGGGCGGGGACGCCGGCCTCCTGCTTGGCCTTGACCGTCTGCCAGCCCGCCAGGTCGTCCACGGTCTGGACGGGCGCCCACTGCACGTCCGGGCGCGCAACCGGCTCACCGGCCACCTGGGCGGCGAACACGAGCAGGTCGGCCCACTCGTCGCCGATCAGCTCCTCGTGGTCCAGGATCCGCTGCACGAGCGGGGCGTCGTCCGCGCGCAGGCTCTCGCCCGAGGGCACCTGGCCGCTGGGCTCGAGGAAGCGCAGGGGCGTGGCCGTGGCCGCGGACATCGCGCGGGCGTAGAAGTTCAGCGGGCGCAGGAACGCCTCGACGTTCGCCGGGTCGAACTGGCCCACGCCCTTCGCGTCGAGCTGCAGGATCCGACCCGGGCCGACCTCCATTGCGCGCCCGTCCGCATCCGGGGTCGAGGTCTCGTCGTCGTCCCAGTCCACGCTGGAGGCCGCGGCCGAGTCCATCGGGTTGAGCAGGGCGTACCGCTGCGGGAACCCCTGGAAGTCGATCGTGGCCATGAGCGTGGCCGAGAGCTTCGTGATGGCGTTCTGGGGGCCGAACGCGTCCGCGTGCACCGGGCGGCCGTAGGGTTCGCCGGTGCGGAAGTGGAACACCGGCACCACGCCGTACGGGTTCGGGATCGGCCACGGACCGCCCTCGTCCGCGGTATACTCCCGCCACTCGGCCCGCTGCTCGCCCTTGCTCCCGACCGCGGTCGCGTACGACTCCACGCGGTCGGCGTAGTACAGGTCGCAGCGGAACCGGCGCTGGTCTCCCCGCCCCTCGCCCCAGAGCTTGGCCGCGTACGCCTTCTCCCGGTCGTTGTCCTCGGAGTAGAACACCCGCGTGGTGACCGGGCTGTTGTAGTGCACCTCCACGCTCGACTCGTCGTCGCCGGGCCACACGATCGCGTACGCGTCCCCGTGCGTGAGCGCGGACCAGTGGATGCGCTTGCTCACCCGCCCCAGCCGGTTCGGGTTCCAGATCGTGTCCACCAGCCGCCGGGTCGCGGTCTCGTCCCCGGGCACCGACACCGCGGAGATGCGCATCCGGTCCAGGACCGCGGTCACCGGCCGCTTCGCGAGGTTGATGTCGAATCCGCACACGCCCCCGCGCAGCGCACGCCGCACGACTGGGGACACGAACACCTCGGACACGGACCCGTCGAAGTAGTCGCGCGCGAGCAGGTAGTCGTCCGCGTGCTCGCGGATCTCGTGCACGGCGTGCATGAGGTCGTCGGTCACGCGGGCCTCCTGATCATTGGACGATCGCACATAGCATAGCGCTCCACAGTGGACAATCCTCCCGATCAGGCGTAGCTCAGGACCCGGGCACGGGGTCGTGCGGACGCGCCCTTGGCCTCGGCCAGGAACCACAGCACCGCCGAGCCCACGCTGTCGACGAGGTCGTCGTTGGCCACGTTCGGGAACGCGAGCATCTGCTCCTCCAGCTGCGCGAGAGCACGTGCGTGGCGAACCCGGCCGGACTGGTAGTGGTCCAGCACGCGGGCCGCGCGCACCTCCTTGCGCTCGCTCTGGTGCACGGTGTGGACCTTCGCCGGGAGCGGGGCCAGCACCTCGGCCAGCCAGTCCCCGCCCTGGTTCCGCTCGAGGAGCACGTGCCGCAGCTCGAACCGACTCAGCAGGTCCAGGACGCGCGCCCGCAGAGCCGCGGGGGTCAGGCGCACCTGCTCGGCGTGCTCGACCACGCAGGCCCGCTCAGAGGGCGAGTACCCGACCACGGACAGCCCGGTGTAGTCCGCGCGCGAGGACGAGGTCACGGCCGGGTCGATGGACAGCACGCGCCGGGTCACGCCCTCGACCTCGCCGTAGCGGATGTCCTCGGGCGCCCAGTACGCACCGTCGAGCGCGACGGGGCGGTTGTCGTAGTTGAGCGCGTACGAGCGCGTGTGCCGGATCGACTGCAGGAACTCGATCGACCAGCGCTCCGGCCACAGGCTGCGCTCCACGCCGTCGTCCCCGGCCACGATCGCCGGGAAGTACCGCGTCCTGATGTTCTCGTCGCGCGGCCAGGACGGAGCGTTACCGGGGTCCGTGGCCTGGCGCGCGATGTCGTGCATCACCGAGCCGTGCATCGTCACGGTCCCGGCCAGCACCACGACCGCGTTCAGGTTCATCGGAAAGACCGCGTTCACGATCGTGTCCAGGCGCTTGGCCTTCTGGTGCAGCGAGTAGTTCGACGCGTCCGGCTCCACGTCGTCGAAAAGCTGCAGGTCAGGGCGTTGTGAGCCGACCTTCGCACCGAGCGTGGACGAGTCGATGCCGCGCGCCTGGAACACCGCCCCGCTCTTGGCGATGTACATGCCGCGGTTGTCGGCGACCGCGCCCCCGGTCGAGCGCACGGCCGGCGCGACGAGCGTGGGGTAGTCCCGGCGCAGCAGCTCGTTCGTGTCCAGCTCGCGCTTGAACGTGGCCAGGTGCTGCTCGGCCTGGTTCGCCGAGTCCGCGAACGCGGCGACGTACCGCCGATGCCCATGCGCCAGGGCCCAGCACGGCAGCACGAGGTAGGTCCATGTGCTCTTGCCCGAACCGCGAGGCGCGATGAACGCGTCCCTGATCTCGGCCGGTCCGAGGTCCTGACGGGTCCACCGGAGCGCGGACTCGGCCATCTCCACGTGGAAGGGCGACAGCGAGATCCCGCCCGTCTCCGGGGACGTCAGGTGCCGCCGGAAGTACAGGAGCGCGAACAGCACCGGGTCCGCGGCCGTGAGGATCCTGCGTCCATCGGGGTCGGCGAGCAGGCGCGGGTCGTGCTCAGCCAGCCGGGCCAGCCAGTCAAGCTCGCCGAACCGCACGTCAGACCCCGACCACATCAGCCGACCCGTTCGATCCGCACGATGTGGGCCAGCGAGACCCAGGACCCGTTCAGGAGCAGGAACCCGGCCGCGGTCGACCAGTCCCCTCCCGGAGCCCAGTCCGCGGGCAGAGACACGCTCAGCGCGTCGCCGGTGGACAGCAGCACGCGCCAGGGCACCACCGGGAGCAGGGTGCGCTCGAACTCGGTCGGGTAGTCGCCTGGCAGCTCCGCGGTCACTGCTGGTCCCCGCGCCGGATCTCACGCTCGGCCAGCCACCGGCCCAGGTGCGGGACCAGGTACAGCCAGTGCCGCGGCCCACGTCGTGCCCACGACACGAACAGCACGCTCAGCACGAAAGACACGAACGTGAGCACGACGTTGATCTCGAACGCGTTCACGACTCGCCCCGAACCTGGCCCAGTCGTGCGTCCCGCTGGGCCCGAGCCTCGCGCAGCAGCGCGGCCAGCTCCTCGTCCGCGGGCGAGACCGTGGCCGTGATCTCGGCCTTCTCCGGGGCATCCAGGCCCAGGTACCGCGCCCGACGCTCCTGGCAGCGCAGCAGGGTCTGCACGGTCTTCTCCGGGTCCCGGTTCAGCGGGTCGACCAGCCGGTCCTCCAGGTACGCGTGCCAGGAGTCGAGCCGGTCCAGCTCCAGGGTGCGCACCGCCTCGGCGGCCGGGTGCACGATCTCGGCGATGGCGGCGTCGAGCCGGTTCTGCACTGTGGACTTCGAGACGCCGAGCTCTGCCGCGATCGCGCGCACGGTCAGGCCCTTCTTCTTGAGCTCGAGCACGCGCTCCTGCTCCTCGGCGACCAGCGCCGGGTTCGCTCGAGCGTGGGGGTTGGGCATCACGCCACCTCCGTGGATCGGCCGGCGCTCTCGTACCGGCACGGGTCGGGGAGCCGCTCGTGCACCCAGCGTCCGAGCGCGCCCGCGAACGAGCGGTCCTTGCTGGAGACGAACAGCGCGTCGTCGGGCGGGCGCTGGTTCGGGTCCGCCACCTTGACGTCGGCCAGGAACGTCCCAGGGCGGTCCGGGGCGGCCAGGTTCCCGTACAGGGTGCGGACGTGCGGTACCGCGATCCCGGAGTCCTCAGCGACCCGTAGAGCCGTCGCCAGGCCGCGCTTGGTGCAGGGCATCGGTACGTGCAGCTCGTAGCTCAGGGGCTCGTCCACGCCGCACTCACGCAGGAACCGAGCGGTCGCGCGCATCCCGGCCAGGTACTCGGTCCGGCGGCCTTCGCGCAGGTGCTCGCCCGCGACCTGGCGCACGGTGCCGCGGTGGTGCAGCGGGATGCGCTCGACCGGCTCGAGCACGAAGAAGTCGTCGTTGAACAGCAGGAAGTTCTCGGCCACGTTCGGGTGCTCGCACGCGGCCATGCGGTTCGCGCGGCTGTTCTCCCACCGGGTGCCGCGCTGGGCCACGGGAATGTGCTGTACCTGCAGCGAGACCCACGGCGGGCAGTGGCCGACGACCCAGACCGTGCGGTGCGGGACGTGGGCCGCGATGCCGCGCAGGGTGTAGCGCAGCTCCTCGTTGTCGTCCCCGGGCCGCACCGGGATCACGATGTCGGGCAGGGTCACCACGAGAACCACCCCTGAGCCGAGAGGCCGCGCAAGCCCGACTGGAGCTGCGCCACCGCGCGGGAGACCGGCATCGACGCCGGGCGGACCATGGCCTGGTCGAACAGCCGCACGCACGTGTTCCGGTCCCGGTCGAAGGTCACCACGCGGCCGTTGAAGTTGCACCCGACCTGGGTCCCCCACTCCGCGTCCGTGGTGACCAGCCCACCGAACTCGGCCCCGGACACCATCACGCGCAGCCCGAGCGCGTACAGCTCCAGCGCACACCGGCCGACGCCCACGCCGTAGTCGTAGCCCGACGCGATACCCCACGCCCGCGCCTGGGTCACGGGCTCGCCCTTGAACTGGCCGTCCGACAACAGGTCCAAGCGCCAGCCCTCGGCCTTGAACGCGTCGCTGAGCGCCTGGTACTCGTCGCGCTTGGCCTTGGTCACGTTCCCGAAGTACAGGGCGACACCGCGGCCATGGGCTCGGGCAGGAGGTCCCGCCGCCGCCCGCACCTGGTCCACGTCGATGGCCATCGGAACGAAGATCGAGCCCATGCCCTCGGCCCGGAGCTGCCGGTGCAGTGCGCGGTACGCGGTCACGAACAGCACCCGCGGGAACTGCCGGTGCACCTTGCGCGCCAGAGTGGTCGGGCGGTGGTACGGGTACGCGTGCAAGTACTGCACGACGAGCGCAGGCCGGCGGCCGTCCAGCTCGGCGGGCGGGGTCACGAGCGGGGCGCAGGTCGACAGGATCGTGCCCGGGGGCGCGTACTGTTCCCACACCGGCACGTGGTGCTCCACGATCTCGCGCGAGTACGTCGCGGCACCGTTCTCCCGGCCCCGGCGGACGTACCGCTCCTCGTAGCGGGCGGACCAGTCGGACGAGGTGTGGTCGACCACGGTCAGCCGCGGCTCGTCCACGGGCCACTGTCCAGCCACCGCCGGGCCCCGCCCTTCACCTCCGCTGGCGAGCCAGCCACCAGATACACACGATCAGCGCGAGCCCGACGAGCCCGAACAGGTCCACATCGGTCAGGGGCGGGACGTACATGGGGAGCGCGCCCTTCCCCTCGCACTACACGCTGATCATACGTTCAACCGGTCCGAAGCGGACAGATCACGGGGGTGTCCGGGTCGTGTCCGGCCGGACAGCGGTCGTGTTCGGCGAGATCGCTCCGACGTCTCTGCTGCTACCGAGCGTGCCCGGCGGGGTTGATCTTGATGACAGGGTTGGTGACAGGGTCTGATCCGAACCCTGTCATCAGCGCGACCTGGGGGATGTCCACAGCCATGACAGGGTTTAAGATCAACTAGCCCGAACATACCCAGCGGTATGGAGGTAACGGGCGCCTTACAAGATCAATGTCTACAGGTATCCCCCCATGTAAAGACCTCCTCTCTCTTCCCTTTTCCAGAGAGAAAACCCTGTCACCCTGTCACTGTAGAGCTCTGACCAGGCAAAACTCGATGACAGGGTGGGCTTGGAACCCTGTCACAACCCTGTCATCGGGCCGACCCTGTCATCGGAGACTGAGGGGACCCTTATCAGCCGATGACAGGGTCGGCCCGCTGGTGACAGGGTTGCCGCGCGGACCCTGTCACCGACACGAAGAAGCCCCTTCGCCACGCTGAGTGACGAAGGGGCTTCTCTGGCGGGAGGGGTCTACCGAGCGGACGTGGCCTCGATCAGCCACTCCCGGGTGAGCCGCTGGACCTCCGCGTAGTGCCGAGCGGCGAGCGCGGTGGCCCCCCGGAACGGGCCGACAGGGGATCCGTTCAGCACCGTCAGCCGGTCCTCGATCGCCGGGTCGGGGATCTGGGTGGACTGCTGCGCCGGGTCCCACACCAGCTCGATCCAGCGCGCCTTGCTCGAACGCCGCCGGTGGATCTCCACGCCCATGATCGCGAGCGTGTCCTTCCCGCGACTGAGGCGCTGCGCCAGGGCGTTGGCGTTCGGCGACCAGTGCTTCGGAGTGCGCTCCGGGTCGGCCTGGGTGTGGGCGATGGCGGAGTGCCACTGCTCGGCGGTGAGTGCGACGACCCTCTTCTCGGTCCCGAGCACCGGCACGCCCGCGTGCTTGACCACCATGGCCACAGCCTGCAGCTGAGTGTCGCCCTCGGCCCGGTTGCGAGCCAGGTCGTCCTGCCGCGCCGCGCGGGTGGCCACGTACTCCGGGCCGAACACCTGCGCCGCGCAGTCGACGATCGGGAACCGGTCCTCGGTGTTGTACTGGCCCGCGTTCCACGCCTTGAGCACGGCCACCATGTCGTCGAGCAGCTCGGCGAGCATGACGCCCCCGAGGCGCTCCCGCTCGGTGTCCAGGACCGTGGAGGGCCGCTTCTCGGCCTCCTGGGACAGCTCCAGGTGCAGGATCCGGTTCTGGGCGTCCTCGCGCAGCTGGGGCGGGATGGAGATGCCCGTGAACAGCCCGGCCCGCACCACGACGGCCTCGTACAGGTCGGAGGTGGTGTAGAGCACGCGGCGGGTGAACCGGTAGCCGGTGGCGATGCGGCAGAGCCGGTCGCTGTCCTCCTCGTTGATGTTGGTCAGGTTGTCCGAGGTGAACAGGTAGTTGCTCATCAGCTGGGGCGCGAGCGCGTCGTCGTCCGGCAGCGGCCCGCCCATCACCGGGCGGCCGTCGGCGGTCGTGGCCAAGGGGTCGATGATCGCCGCGATGGACTGCGCCCGCTTGGACTTGCCCGACCCCGACCCGCCGGTGAGGAACAGGTGCTGGCGCTCGTGGTCGTCGAAGAACTCGACGGCCTGCCAGATCCGCACCTGGTGCCAGTTCGGGTCGTCCTCCTCGAAGCTCAGGTGCTTGCGCCGGATCGTCCCTGCCGTCTCGCCCCCGTAGCGCACCGGCTCCGGCAGCGCCCTGGCAGTGGCCCGCATGACCGGGTACTCCGGCTTCCAGTTGCACACCGACCAGCCGTGCTCGGTCACCTCCACCGCGCGGCCGGTGCCCAGGTCGATCAGGTACCCCTCGCCGTAGCGCACGCACCGCACCGCCAGGGGAGTCCGCTGGACGTTCCCCTGGCGTGCCCAGCGCAGTGCGGTGCCCCGGATCAAGGTCGCGGCCGTGGAGATCCGTGTGGGGCCCGGGTTGTACCCCAGCTTGTCGTAGGCCGCGGCCATCATCGCGCTGGCGAACTCCGACGCCGACTTCGAGTCGATCGCCATCACCGCGCGCCCGACCTGCGGGCCCTTCACCGCCACCGCGTAGATGTCGTCCACGGCCACGTGCGAGCGGTGGTCCGCGGAGTACACCGCGAGGAGCTCCTCGGTGGCGGAGTCGCCCCGCCCACCGCACAGCGGGCCGTCGCAGGCCATCCCGGGCACGGTCATCTTCGGGCTGTGCAGGTACGGGTGGCGCTCCCCCCGCGGGAAGCGCAGCTCGGCGGGCGCCTCCTTGCCCACCATGTCGGCCAGCGCGACGTTGAGCACCTCGTTGTTCCCGTCCTTGTCCTGCGGGGTGAGCCCGAGCTGCTTCACGACCTCGGCCCAGGCGCCCCGGGAGCCGAGGTGGCCGGAGGAGAGCAGGATCAGCAGGTCGCGCAGGACCTCGAGCCGGAAGCCGGGGTCCGGGGTGTAGTACTGGTACTTGTGCGCGTTGCGGATGCGGTCCGCGCGCACCCGGATCATCAGCGCGGCCACCTGGCGGCACTCCAGGTCGTACCAGGCGCGGGACTTGGTGGGCGGGCACCCGTCGGTGAGTGGGCACTCGCACACCTCCTCGTTGGTGTCCTCGTCCCGGCGGTGCTCGGCGCTGTGCCCGGGGGAGATCGCGAACACCCGACGCAGGTAGGCGGCGTTCGGCTCGCTCAGCCCGACGAAGAGGCGGTCCTCCTCGGCCTGGTCGGCGGCCTCCTTGAGCTTGCGCATCCGCTCGGCCGCGGAAAGGGTCTCCTCCTGGTCCTGGCCGTTCGTCGCCTGCGCGACGTCCTCCTGGGTGGCCTCGGACTCGTTGGGGAGCGACATCAGGAGGCCCTCCTCTCCATGGTGTTGAGCGCGGCGTGCAGCGCGGCACGCAGCGCGAGGTCGAGAGGCAGCACCAGCCCGGCGGCGACGCGGGGGTCGGTGTAGACCTCGGTGAGCAGGTCGACCGCGGCCTGCGCGGAGTACCTGCCGGCGAACACGTCCTGCATGGCGGCCACGGCGTGCCGGTGGAACTGACGCGGCCGGTCGTTCGAGTTGAGCACCAGCGCCGAGGTGAGCCACTGGGAGCGGTTTGTGGCGTACCGGGGAGTCCCGGCGCGGGTGAAGGTGGCGACGAACGCCTGGAGGTCCTCGACGCTGGCCAGCTCGGGGTGCTGGGCCGCGGTCGAGTCCGCCGGGCCGGGCCGCGAGCTCGTGAGCCGCCCGGACTCCGGGTCGACGCCGAGCTTGCGCCAGGCCGCGTTCGGGTCGTTGAGGATCTGCGGCAGCCCGGAGATCTTGTGCCGCTGAGCGGCGGCCACGGTGACCGCCACGATCCCGTCCTCACCGAACAGCTGCCGCTCGGCCTCGTGCGGGCGAGCGTCCTGGACGTACTCGGTGTACCGGGCGTGGATCACCTCCCACAGCGTGCGGGCGCCCGGCTCGCCCTCCCGGCCGCACAGCAGCGCGTGCTTGCCCGCCTTGCCGATCTCGCCGTGCCCGACGTGTGCGGTGGACCAGTGTTCGATCAGCTGGGCCATCCGCGGGGACGGCGGGCCGCTCGGGAACGAGTCGAGCAGTTCCTCGAGCCCGACCACCGTGGCGTTCGGGTCGATGGCGGCGACCTCGCGCCACAGCGCCTTGAACCAGTCGTCCGGCAGCAGCGCGAACTCGCCCCGGCGCGGGAACCGGTTGGTGGCCGGGCCCCAGGTCGGCAGCACGAGCCCGGTCTCGCCTGCCTCGTACCAGCGGTAGAGCGCGCCGGTGTCGGGGTGCACCGACGGGAACACCACGGAGTAGCGGTGGTGGTAGGCGGGCACCTCGACGTCCTCGCACGGCTTGGTGTCCAGCGAGGGGGCTTCGCGGGGCAGCCGGTAGAAGTACTGCCGCGACGGGCTGTCGTCGCCCCGCGCGGTGGAGGAGACGGTCGGCGGGAGCGGGGAGAGCCCGAGCCGCCGGGCCCACTCGGTCAGGTTCCGCACGCCCTGCTTCGGCGTGCCGTCCGACTTCGCGCCGTACCCCTCGTCGATGTCGATCGAGATGGTGCCCTCGTGCCGCAGGGCCACGTTGTCGTACCCGGCGTGGCGGTGGGTCTTGTCGCCGCACCAGCGGGTGCACCGCTTCGGGTCCAGCCAGGCGGCGATCTTCTGGTCGGTCACCGTGCCGGTCTTGCCGGTGCACCCGGAGACGGGCGGGATCTTCCCGGAGACCGGGATCGGGGCCAGCCCGCTCATCCGGTAGATCTCGGCGGCCAGGTCGTACGGCGTGTTCATGCCACCCTCCGGCGCGCTTCGTTGAGCTGCTGCATGAGCTCGGTGTCGCCGCCCACGTCCGGGTGCAGGACCCGGGAGAGCGCCTTGTAGACCGCGTCCTGGCGCTCCTTGCCGACGGCGCGCAGCAGCGCGGTGGCCCAGTCGGTGGAGACCGTGCTCGACGAGCGGGGCGGCGCCTGCTGCTGGCCGCGGAACCGGGAGTCGGACTCGTGGCGGACCCCGTCCATCTCGACCGCGTGCCCGGCCGCGCGGGCCTTACGGGCGAAGTAGTTGGCCGAGAACGTGTCCAGGATCGTCCACCGCTTCGCCTCCGGATCCCACCGGCGCTGCCCGGCGGGGACGGCGGACTTGATCAGCGCGACGAGCGTGGGGTCGTACGGGAAGTGGACGCGGTATCCGACGAACGGGTCGCCGGTGATCGTGACGGTGGCCATCACGCCCCCGCCTTCGCGGCCAGGTGCTGCATCCAGTTCCAGGTGCTGACCGCGACCCGGTTCAGCTCCTCGTCGGTGGGCGGGAAGTTCTCGAGGTAGCACCCGACGAAGCCCATGTTGGTGGCCTCGGTGGCCACGCTCATGGCGGGGACGATCGACTGGCAGCCGTCCTCGTACTGCACCGCGAGCACGGTCTCGACGTCGGTGATCTCGCCGTGGGCGTCCACGTGGTGGCGCACCAGCACGCCGATGACCGGCATGGTGGTGTGCTCGGGCTTCGGGGTGTCGCCCTCGGTGTTGATCCACACGTAGTGGGCGACCATCGAGACGGAGATCGGGGAGAACGATGCGTCGAAGATCTCGACCGCTCGCCCACCCGGGTTGTAGCGCGGGAAGACGGGGTTGTCGGAGGCGATAGACTGGGTCATAGACATGTGATGGGGAGCTTCCGTGTCTCTGGAGCGGGCCCAGGCTGTGGCGGCTGGGGGCCCGTTCTGGTGTTTTCGGGGTATGTAGGCGGTCAGCCCGCGTAGGCGAGCACTCGGGTGTCCTCCTCGTCGACCCGCTGGAGGTCGACGATCTCGCTGCGCCGGAACAGCACGCGGCCGTTCGGGACTGCCTGGATCTTCCGGACGACGCCGAGCCGGACCCAGCGGTCGAGCGTCTTCGTGCTGATGTTCAGCATGCTCGCCGCCTCGTTCCTCGTGACGAACGGGTGGTCAGTCATCTGGGCCTCTCATGGCTGCGGGAGTTGGAGCATCACCTTGGTCGGTGATGAGGCCACGATAGCGGAGACGGGGACTGGTGTCCACAAACGGGCACACAATCTGGGTCACGAATCGGTAACGCCCCGCGACCGGGCGATCTCCGCCTCCCGGGCCTGCTCGAACAGCTCGCAGGAGTAGTCCATGCACGGCGGGCTGATCCCGTCGTCGTCCCCACGCTCCTCGTGCAGCCGCTCGTGGTGCCGGTCGATGCGCTCCCGCTCGGCGTGGCGCTCGGCGTACTCCCGCTCGGTCAGCTGGCCCTCCAGCATCGCGGCCTCGTCGGCCCTGCCCCCGGCGCGTGCTTCCCGGATCGCCTCGCGCAGCGCGTCCAGCATGGCGAAGTCCGGCGTGACCTCGCGCTTGTCCTCGACCGCGACCTGCAGCTGCTTCGGCGCGTCCAGGCCGGCGAGCTTGGCCCACCGGTTCTCGATCCACTGCATACGTTCGACGAACTCGAACCCGCGCAGCTGCCCGGAGCGCATGTCCTCCAGCAGGATCCGGTAGTAGGAGTGCAGCCGGTCGGCCTGGTCCTTGCGCGCCTCCTCGCGGTCGAGCAGGTCCAGGAACGGCTCGGCCGCGCGCGCCTCCTTCACGAGCTCGGCGGCCTGGGTCTTCCCGATCGGCCACCCGCGGGCGGTCAGCTCCTCGGCGATGCCCCGCACGCCCAGGCCGCGCTCCTTCACCAGCACCAGGGCCACGCCCATGGCCTCCTCGCGGGTGGTGATCGGCGGCCGGTGCCCGTTGGTGGAGCCCCGGTGGCCGTTGATCCCGGTGGAGGTCATGCCGATAGGGTATCGCGACTATCGCGCTATGATACTCTTCGTGCATGGAGGAGACCGAGGCCCCGGAGCACGTGGTGCACCTCCGCGTCACCCCGTCGCTGCGTGACCGCCTCCAGCGCGAGGCCGCACGTTCCCGGCGTTCGATGGCGTGGGTGGCGCGCGAGCTGCTCGATGAGGCCCTGACCCGACGCGAGGAGATGCGTGATGCCCCGACCGACGAGTAAGCCCGCGTTCCTGGTCAGCGACGTGCACGCCGAGGTGCTGGCCACGTTCATCTGGGACTCCGCAACCGAGCTGGAGCGCACCAACGGGCACGGCACCCAGACCGGCGCGACCGTGCGCATGGCCCGCCGGGCGGCCCGGGACATCCTGATCTCGGCCGGTGTGGAGAAGCCCGACGAGGTGCTGCGCGAGCCGGAGCGGGCGCCCGAGGCCACGTCGACCTACTAGGAGGACCTGATGTCCGAGTCCAACGCCCTGTCCGCCACCACCGTCCCTGGCCTGCGCGTGACGCCCGCGCTGTCCGACCTGCTCACCGTCGCGTTCGACGCGGAGTTGCGAGTCCGGTACGCGGACAGCCCGAGCGAGCGCGAAGAGGCGCAGCGGGCGCACTACGACGCCTGCGTCGCGGTGGTGGAGTACTTCGCCCCGCGGATCCCGACCCAGCGCACGGAGGGCTGACATGGCCGACAAGAAGAGCAAGTCCGAGATCGACGAGCAGACCAAGTTCAAGATCCACTGGAAGCACAAGGCGCCCAGGATCGACAACCACACCCAGACGACCCTGGTGCAGGGCAAGGCGGCGAAGAAGTCGACGGTGAAGGAGCTGCGCGCCGACCCGTCGATCGAGGTCGTCCGGGTCGAGCAGAAGAAGCCCGGCGCCTGGTTCTGGTGGGGCACCTCGCCCCGGTAGACCGCACATCCGACCGGCCGCCATCGGGGACACTGCGCCGGTCCGACGCCCCGTCCGTTCATCACGGGCGGGGCGTTGTGCTGTCCGGGGTCTGACCTGCGGAGTTGCGCCTAGTGGCTCAAAGCATGTATCGTTGCGCTCATGCCACGACAGACTCCCTCGGGGGAGCCTCAGAGGATGATGCACCTGCGCATCCCGGCGGCCCTGCACGACGCGATCAGGGACCTGGCGAGCCGCGAGGTCCGCTCCCTGAACGCCACCGCCATCCTGCTCTTCACCGAGGCGATCGACGCCCGCGAGCAGGCCCCGTCCGAGCCCGACCGCCCGCGCAGCCGGGCCGGGCGCTACCTGCGCGGGCCCCAGTGACCGCGCCCGACCGCCCCCAGGGGGCCCAGCCCGCCATGCCCACCAC